CCTTCGACTACCAGACGGACTACCTGTGCCTGTGGAACCTGCAGGCTGCGTTCACCCACCTCGTCAAGGAAGCCAACCCTGTCGAGCGTCCCCGTGCCGTGCTTGAGTTCGACCGCAACCTCGACCAGTTCTACGCACTGGCGTGATACCGTGGGAGAGCCGCCACTCGCGGTGTTCTCCTCTCCCTGCCCCTCGTATCCATTTGGGTACGGGGGGTTTTTATTCGTGTAGGTGGTACAGTCTAGGAACTAGAAAGGGAGACTTATGCGCCAAGACAAGTTGAACAAGGAGATGGTGGACCTTGGCAGGCAGCGGTATCAGAACCGCAAGGCCAAGGCCCATGAGATCTCGGCAGAGAGCAACACGATTCCCGGGCGGATGATGCTGAACCGCTGCACCACGGAACTGGCCAAGGGGCTGGCCTTGTGGATGGCAAAGGCAGAGGGAGGCCCCGGGCGCAGGCATCGTTGCTTCCCGTTCCTGAACCAGATCGCTTCGGAGAAGGCTGCGGTCATCGCATCCAAGGTGATCATCGATGCCCTGTCACAGGAACGGATGCTGACCGGGACATGCATCGCCGTGGGCCGTGCCATCGAGGACGAGATCCTGTTGGATGAACTGGCCCGGGAGCAGCCCGACTTTCTGAGGACTGTCCAGAAGAAGACCTTCAAGAAGGTGGGCCAGAAGTTCAAGCGCAGGTTCGCCCGTGACGCAGCCAAGGCGGTCGATCTGGTCACCAAGCGGTGGGCCAAGGCAGATGCTCTGGCCGTGGGCCTGCTGCTTGTCGAGATGCTGGCCGAGCGCACGGGCATCATCGAGATCATCACCAAGTTGAATGCCCGTGGTCGTCGCTACTGCGTGATCCAGCCCTCGAAGGAGATCAGGCTGTGGATCAAGGGATGCCACGAATACCACGAATCCCTTGAGCCGATGTTCCTGCCCATGATCGAGAAGCCCCTTGAGTGGAACAACCCGTGGGTGGGCGGTTACGCATCGCTTGAGTGGAAGCCCCGGCCCCTCGTCAAGAGCAGGTCCAAGGCGTATCAGGAGTCACTGTCATCATCACTGTCATCAGATGTGTACTCGGCGGTGAACTTCGTTCAGAACACCCCGTGGACGGTCGATGGTTACATCAAGGAACTGGTCCACGAATGCTGGAAGGAAGGTCTGGCGGTCGATGGCCTGCCTCCCAGCCGTGACGAAGAACTGCCTACCAAACCAGTCAATATCGATACCGATCAGGAAGCACGGCGGCAATGGCGAAAGGCTGCCGCAAAGATCCACTTCCTAAACGAGTCATACGAATCGCAGCGGCTGTTGACGCTCAAGGCGTTGTTCGTCGCGGACAAGATGTCTGCACACAATCGCCTGTGGTTCCCCCACCAACTGGACTTCCGTGGCCGTGGCTATCCGCTGCCCCTGTTCCTGCATCCGCAGGGCGTCTCCTACGCCAAGGCCATGCTGCGCTTCGCTGACGGCAAGCAACTGAAGTCTGAACCAGATCAGTTCCCGCTGTACATCCAGGTGGCCAACAAGTTCGGCCTCGACAAGAAGACGATCAAGGAGCGGGTCAGGTGGGTCGAGGAGAACCGGATGAACATCGAGCAGGTGGCCCGGGATCCATGGGCAAACCGGATCTGGCTGGAGGCAGACGAGCCCTTCGCCTTTGTCGCGGCATGTCGTGAGATCCATGAACTGTGGCGTCAAGGCAGCAAGTTCGTCAGCAGCCTGCCCATCGCCATGGATGCCACCACGCAGGGCCTGCAGATCTACTCGATGCTGCTGCGTGATCCCGTGGCTGCGCTTGCGACCAACGTGATTCCCTCCGACAGGCCCTCCGATCCGTATCAGTTCGTGGCAGACAGCGTGATCAGGAAGTTGCAGGCCTCGAATGATCCGATGGCCTCGCTCTTGCTGAAGATGGGAATTGACCGGACCACGACCAAGAGGCAGACGATGACCCTGCCTTACGGACTGACCCTGCATTCGTGCATCACATACACACGCGAATGGGTCGAGGATCGCTCACGCAAGACCGGGGACAATCCGTTCGGGCTGGAGACCTACAAGCCCGTGGCCCTGCTCGGAAAGACCATCTGGGAATCCATCGGTGATGTCGTCGGCTCTGCCCAGCGCGGCATGAAGTTCATCCGTGATGTCATGGCCGTCCTGATCGACAATGACGTGACCCCGTACTGGATGACTCCTGTCGGATTCCCCGTTCGCATGAGGTACGAGAACTATGACGTTGTCACGGTCTCTACCCGAATCGGCGCGAAGGCCAAGGTCCTGAGCATTCGGCTGGAGAACGGGCGTCAGTCCAAGCGCAAGGCCCTGAACGGAGGCCCAGCCAACTACGTCCACTCCCTGGATGGCTTCGGTGGCCTGCTGGGGCACACGGTCAACCTGTGCGCGGCCAACGGCATCAACCACCTCGGATCGGTCCATGACCAGATCATGTGCCTGTCCGGGGATTACATGAAGGTGGCTTCGTGCGTCCGGGAGGCGACCGTTGACATCTTCTCCCGGGACCTGCTGAACGAGTTCAGAACGGGGGCCTTGACAATGTTGCCGGGACCTGTTACACTGCCTGAAGTTCCTGAGTACGGTACTCTGGACATCACAAAGGTCCGCGACTCGGATTACTACTTCAACTGAGTCTAGGACCTAGACACAAAGGAGACACCACATGAGTGCCCCACGCAAGAAGTTCGTTCGCATCACCTCGCCCCTCGGTACGGCCATCTACCCCCGGCTGACCACGCCCGACACCAAGTTCGACAAGGACGGCGTGTACAGCGTGGAACTGGAACTGAGCCCGAAGGACAAGGTGGCCAAGGAGTTCATCGCTTCGCTCAACAAGGCAGCGGACGAGGCTTACGCGGCTGAGTGCGAGTCACGCGGCGGAAAGAAGTTGAAGCGGTCGGCCCTGCCCATCAAGGAGACGGACGAGGGCATGATCCGCATCAAGTTCAAGTTGAAGGCCAAGGCCGGGAACGAGGAGAAGTCGTGGGAGCAGAAGCCCGTGATCTTCGACTCCGCTGGCACGGCCATGCAGACCCCGCCCAACGTGGGCTCGGGATCCAAGGTCAAGGTTGCCTTCGAGGTGGTCCCCTTCTTCACCGCCATGGTCGGTGCAGGGATCTCCCTCCGCATGAAGGCGGTCCAGATCGTGGAACTGCGCGAGTACGTCCCCGGCGACAACTTCGATGCCTACGGGTTCAAGGCTGACCCCAAGGGCTTCGTGTCCAGCGCCAGCAGCAACGATGCGACCGGATCGGAAGACAACGACTTCTGATGAAGATCGTCCTCTGGGTTGATCCCGTTCCGGCGTCTCGTCCCCGCATCTCGCGGAGGGGTTTCGCTTACTACGGGAAGACCTACGAGAGATTCCGACGAGAGGCCAAGGCGGCCCTTGGTGCAATGAAGAAGCCCAAGGGCTGCCCCCTCTCGGGTCCGCTGCTGGTAAAGGTTCGTTTCTTTTGCCGCAAGCCTAAGAAACCATCGAATGTCTGGCCCATAGGGGACATCGACAATCACGTCAAGTCGATCCTCGACTCGCTCAACGGATGGGCGTGGCAGGACGACACACAGATCATGTGGCTGGAAGCAGAGAAGTGCTACAGCGACCAGCCACGCATTGAAATCGAATGGAGAGAGAACAATGCAACTCCACAAAGAATCGGAGTTCGTTCAGCATGAGCCCTGCCCCGCTTGCGGGAGCAAGGACAACCTCGCCCGGTACACGGATGGACACGGGTTCTGCTTCGGGTGCAAGCACTACGAGCCCGGAGACGGGCAGGTCATCGAGGCCATCACGAAGACCAGATCGGACCTGATCCCGGTCGAACCCTCGCGCCTCAACAAGCGTGGCATCACGGAGGACACCTGCGTCTTCTGGCAGTACGGCCTCGGCCAGTACAACGGCCAGACCGTTCAGGTGGCCCAGTACATCCGTGACCGCGAGGTCGTGGCCCAGAAACTGCGGTTCCCCTCCAAGGACTTCCTTGTGCTGGGAGACAGCAAGAACCTGCCGCTCTACGGGATGCACCTGTGGCGGGATGGTGGCCGCATGGTCACGGTGACCGAGGGCGAGGTGGATGCCCTGACCATCAGTCAGTTGTTCGGACACAAGTGGCCTGTCGTGTCGGTGCCCACTGGGGCTGCGGGTGCCTTGAAGTCGTTTCAGAACAACCTCGAATGGCTTGAGAAGTTCGAGACCGTGGTGATCATGTTCGATGACGACGAGCCCGGTCGCAAGGCGGCGCGTGAGTGTGCCATGCTGCTGACCCCGGGCAAGGCGAAGATCGGGACGATTCCCGGCTTCAAGGATGCGAACGATGCCCATGTCGCGGGCGAAGGAAAGCGGGTGATCGATGCGGTCTACGGTGCGAAGGCGTTCAGGCCTGATGGAGTGGTTCTGGGATCTGATCTTTGGGACGCCGTCAACGCGGACGATCCCAACGATTCGACTCCCTACCCATGGTCTGTCCTCAACGAGAAGTTGCTCGGCATTCGGAAGGGCGAACTTGTGGTTCTTACTTCCGGCACCGGGATCGGAAAGTCCAGCGTGTGCCGGGAAATGGTGTGTCACCTCATCCGCAGCGGCAAGAAGGTGGGCCTGCTCATGCTCGAAGAGAGCGTCAAGCGCACCGGACGGAACCTCATGGGCATCCATCTCAACACTCCCCCGTACTTCTGGGAGGAGCGTGGCATCTCGCAGGACCAGAAGCGCGAGGCCTTCGACTCGACGGTAGCCAAGGTGGTTCTCTTCGACCACTTCGGATCGGTGGACCCGGAGAACCTGCTGGCACGGACCCGTTACATGATCAAGTCATGCGGGTGCGACTACATCTTCCTGGACCACCTGTCCATCGTGGTGTCCGGCCTTGGGGATGGAGACGAGCGCAGGCTGATCGACAATGCCATGACCTCGCTGCGTTCCCTCGTAGAGGAGACCCAGGCGGCCATGTTCGTGGTCTCGCACCTCAGGCGTCCTGATGGGGACCGTGGGCACGAAGAAGGTGCCTCGACCTCGCTGGCCCAGTTGCGTGGGTCCCACTCCATTGCCCAGTTGGCTGACGCCGTGATCGGCCTTGAGCGCAACCAGCAGGGCGAGAACCCCAATGAACTGGTGCTGCGTGTTCTGAAGAACCGCTTCACCGGGGACACCGGGATCGCGGGGATGCTGACCTACTACAAGGAGACAGGACGCTTGCACGAAACCCAGATGGAAATCAACGATGAAATCTGACCTGCTGCTGGCCGATGGTTTCGAGCGGGCGTTCATCGGAATCATCATCGACCATGAGAACAAGGTCCATGCGGTGTACGACCAAGACAAGGCCTTGACGGTTCTGATGGAACGTGATGGAATGGACTTTGAAGAGGCGCTGGAGTACCTGTCGTTCAACGTGACCTGCGCCTACGTTGGGCCTCATACGCCCTTCTGGCTGGAACGCATGACCATGAAGCAACTGGAAGAACTGGAGGATTCCGATGAATGACATTGACGACCTGATCGTGGAACGGGCAATCGAGATCATCACCCAACTCCGCAAGGAGCGCGACGAGGCGAGGCGGGATGCGGAACGGTGGCAGGACGATGCTCTGCGCCTGCTTCGGGAACTGAATGCATCGGCAAAGGAGAACACCAAGTGAGCGACGAAGAGAAGAAGGACATCGGCTACGAGTGCAGTTGCCAGAAGAAGATCGATCCCTACGACAAGTTGTGCCCCCAGTGCAAGCGGATCGTCCGCGAGGATGCACTGGACAAGTTGGCCGAACTGGACGAGGAAAATGAACTATGAACGTGACCCTGATTGACTGGATGGGCGACGACGACTCTGTCGTGAACGCTGCCCGTGTTTCGTTCGACAAGATCGCCACGGAGTATCCGCCTGAGAAGAATGCCAGCCTGATCGACTACCTGGCCAAGCACGGGCACTGGTCCCCCTTTGCCCACGTCATGCTGAAGTTCCGCGTCACTGCCCCGATCTTCGTGGCTCGGCAACTGGCCAAGCACCAGGTGGGCCTGTCGTGGAACGAGGTCAGCCGCAGGTACGTCACGGTTGATCCCGTCCTGTGGAAGCCTGAGTACCTGCGAAAGGCGGCAGAGAACGTCAAGCAAGGCAGCAGCGACCTGGCCGTGACCAACGAGCGGGCCATGCTGGACCTGATGTACGCCATGGAACTGGCAGTCCGTACCTACCGCAGCCTGCTTGCAGACGGGGTGTGCCCGGAGCAGGCGAGGGCTGTCCTACCCCAGGGAGTGATGACCGAATGGATCTGGACCGGATCTCTGTATGCGTTCAACCGAGTCGTGCAGCAGCGGACGCACCCGACAGCCCAGCAGGAAACCAAGGAAGTTGCCCTGCGTCTGGCTGCCGAATGTGCGACCAAGTTTCCAACGTCATGGACCGCCTTGTGTCGCCATTCGCAATGATCACGAACTCCATGAAACGGATCGTCCTGAGCATCATCGAGTCCTCCAGGGACCTGATCGATGCCCGCAGGAAGAAGCCCGGCCCACACAGGAACGTGGAACTTGACCGGGCACTCAACAGACTCGAACAGGCCGTGAATCGGCTGGACAGGATTGAACATGCGCGAACGAAAGTTGACTGACCTGCAGGTGGCCGAGATCCGTGCCCTTGGCAAGACCTCCATGAAGAAGGTGGTCATTGCCAGGCAGTACGGGATCAGCCCCCAACTGGTGTCCACGGTGATCCGGCACGACTACAACAACCGCCCCAAGCGGCAGCGTGGTGTCCCGGTGAAGGACGAGGACTCGGTGACGTGGGAGGCCTTGGCCCGGAGATACACCCTCCTGAACCCGGAGGATCCGCTTGACGGCCAGTCCATAAAGCGTTACCATGACATGGCTCTGGCCCGCATCCTGATTTACTTCGAGGCGCAGGGCCTGACCAAGGACGACCTGATCTAGGAACTAGACCGAGAGGAGAACACCATGCAAGTGGCATTTGACATCGAGACGAACCCCATCGAGGACTGGCTGGAACTGTCGGATCTCAAGGAGATCCTGTGCATCGCCATCAGCGTCAACGGAGAGGATCCCAAGGTCCTGCCGATTCAGGAGGCGCTGTACATGATGGGCGAGGCCAAGGTCCTTGTGGGCCACAACATCCTGTCGTTCGATCTTCCGGCCATCCAGAAACTACATCCCAAGTGGACGCCGCGTGGCCGCATCATCGACACGCTGGTCACGGCCCGGTTGCTCAAGGCCAACCAGCGCGAGACGGACTTTCAGACCAAGGACTTCCCCAAGGAGTTCATCGGAAGCCACGCGCTCAAGGCATGGGGCTATCGCCTGAACTTCGCCAAGGCCGAGGCTCCCGGCTTCGACAAGGCCACGGACGAACTGCTGGAGTATTGCAAGCAGGATGTGCGCGTGACCAATCGCCTCTGGGAGTACCTGCAGGCAGGTCCCGCTTTCGAGGCCGCACAGCCAGCCATCGACATCGAACACGCCTTTGCCCGGATCATCCGGGAGCAGGAGCGCCATGGCTTTGCCTTCGACGTTGCTGCTGCGGAGCGGCTTCATGCCGACCTGCGAAAGGAACTGCTGGACATCGAGGGCCAGTTGCAGAAGGTGTTCCCGCCCAAGGTGATCGACCGTGTCTCGGAGAAGACGGGCAAGCCCCTGAAGCCGAAGATCGAGTTGTTCAACCCGGGCAGCCGGATGCAGATCGCGGAGCGCCTGAAGGAGAAGTACGGCTGGGAGCCCACGGAACTGACTCCGGATGGACGCCCCAGGGTGGACGAAGCGGTCCTGTCCGATCTGTCCTTCCCAGAAGCCCAGATTCTCAACAGGTATTTGACCGTCTTGAAGCGTCTTGGCCAGTTGGCCGAGGGCGACGAGGCGTGGCTCAAGTTGGTCCGCAAGGGCAGGCTGCATGGTCGCGTGAACACCAACGGTGCCATCACGGGCCGCTGC